AGCCCGCTCACGCCGCAGTACGGCGGGGAGACCCTTTCCCCGTTCATTCAGCTTGCCACCCGGTAACTGAACCCCTAGGCCGTACCCGATAACCGTCGGGAGTAGGCCGAACCTGATAGGCCGTAAAATCCCTATCGGAGAGGAAAATCATGGCAGGAATGGAAGGGCTCGGAAGGCTCTTTGACATCGGGCTCGCGGTAGCACCGGTGGACATTGACACGTCGGATGCCGCAACCGGTAAGCGTATCGACATGTCGCACGCTACTGGCGTGACGATCGTCGCTATCACTCTCGCGGGTGGTGCAAACGATCTGGTGTTCGACGTTCAGCAGCACACGGCGTCAGTGTCGGGTACGTCTCAGGACCTTGACCCGACCGGTAATGCGCTCGCTACCGGCGTAGACCACTACTACATCAAGGCCGAAACCGCGCTGGACAACGATGAAGCATGGGTGAAGGTCTCCCAGACTGCCGCATCGGAAGTCACTGTGGTTGGGGCCACCTACGGTACTCAGCAGAAACTCGTGGCGATTTACGTTGCCGCTGATCAGCTCGCAGACGGGTACCGTTGGCTGTCAGTCAACGTCGCATGTACCACGTCAACATCACAGATCCTCGCGGTTCTGTACATCCTTCACGATCTGTCGCGTCAGCGCGGACCGGCCAACCTTCCGAACCTGCTCAATGCAGGTGCGGCGAACGCGTAAGGGGAGTCATGTCTGTTCTTCTGGACGCGAACGCATTCCGTAAAGCCGTCGGCGGACTCGGACCGGTTAAGAAGTCAACCGGCACCCTTGCCGCCACCACGGTACCCATCTTCACTGTCGCCGGTGGAAACGTACTCGTCACTCATGTCTACGGACTGGTGACGACTTCCATCACGGTAGCGAACTCGTACAAACTCCAGGTCAACCCAACCACTGGTGACACACAGAACCTTTGCGCCGCTACGGACATCGGGACCACGGACACGCTTGCCGGTTCCATCCTGACATTCGGCGCACCTACGGCGACCCTTCCCCCTCAGCTTCTGTCTGTTGGGTACGGGTCTTCCAGGCTGAATGCCGTCATCCCGATCGGTCAGATTGAGTCGGTGTCGGCCGGTACCGATGGCGTGATTCAGTGGTGCGTCATGTGGGTGCCACTCGATGACGGTGCTACTCTGGTGGCCGCGTAATGGCTACCACATACCACAAGGCCAATGGCCCTGATAATCAATACTCGGTAGTCAAGGTCACGGATGCCCCCGCGTATTCCGTGATTGCTGTCGTGTTCGATGAGCAGACGGCTACCGACATCGCGGCGGCTTTGTCGTGATCAGCAACCGTGACGCATTCGACCGGCTCACCCGTCAGGGTGGGTCGGTTGACCCCGTGCTACGTAAGGCGCTGCTCTACCTTGACGGCAGGCTTGCCGCCATCGAGACGGCGCTTGGTCCTCAGCTCACCCCCGGTACCCCGTGGGTAAAGCAGGGCGAACCGGACACCGAACCCGTCCTAGGAACCGTCCTAGACGGCTCTGACCAGGGTGTGTCTACCGCTGTGGAAGCCCCCGAGACACCCGAACAAGAGGCCGTGCCCCCTTACATCGAGTGGTCGAACGCAGAGCTACAGGACGAACTGAGAGCGCGCGGACTGACCACTAGCGGGGACAAGGCCACGATGGCGAACCGGCTGACCAGAGATGATCAGTCGTGAGCTGGGAACAATTGCTATCTATCCGGATAGCAGCGAGGGAAGACGCTAGGGCGCTAGCCGACACACAGCCGGTTGCGTGCCCGTTCGGCGGCTTCCCTCTTGAGGCGGGACCGAACGGCACACTGCACTGCCCTGAGGGCGATTACACGTGGCCTGAGTAGTGAGCTACTCTGTGACCAGGAGGGGGAGACTGTGAACTCAACAATTGCGTTTCTGTCCATGGGTGTGTCATTGCTCGCGGTTCTCACATCCTTGGTCACCACGATTAGATGGGTCTGGCGTCAGGCACAAACTCAGGCTATCCAGACCCGAGCAACGATCAGCAATACAGAAGCAACTCAAGAGTTGACTAAGAAGTTTGGCCTGTACACCGACAAGGCAGACGGTCATCTCTTGGACCATGAGAAGCGGATCACTCGACTAGAGGACCGCGCAGCACCACGTTAACAACTTCATAGTCACACCCTTTCCCTGTATCCAATGGATGCACGGACAAGAAAGCAAGGTCACAGGAATGGGTATCTGGTATGCATCCCGCGAGGACGTAAAGTCATCGCTGGATATCATGGAGACCGCACGTAATAACGTGGCGGTTGATCGGGCAATCGAGTCGGCATCTCGTAATGTCGAGGGACTCTTGCACCGACGCTTTTACCCTGAGCTTGCAACGCGCTATTTCGACTGGCCTAACGGGCAGTACGCGCGACCATGGCGACTGTGGCTTGACTCAAACGAACTGGTCAGCATCACCACTCTGGTATCAGGTGGCGTGACGTTTTCCGCATCTGACTACTTCCTACGGAATAGCGATGACAAGAGTGAAGCCCCGTATGATTCCCTTGAGCTTGATCTGGATTCGAACGCGACGTTCGGGGGTGGACCGACGCACCAAAAGGATATCGCGATCACGGGTGTCTACGCCGGTTGTCCCATTGACGAGACGCCAGTCGGAACGGTTTCGGAAGCCCTAGACACAACCGAGACCGGTGTGGACATCGCGGACTCAAACGCCGTTGGAGTCGGGCATGCCATCCGTGTAGATGACGAGCGGATGATCGTCACTGGAAAAGCCATGGTGGATACCGGGGTGAATATCGACGCCGGTGATTCTCTCATTGCTAACGTGTCAGATACGAGTATCACACTCTCGACTATTACAGCGGCACCCCAACCGGGTGAGGTCATCCTGATTCACTCAGAGCGGATGCTTGTCATTGACCTATCAGGTTTGACACTGACGGTCAAACGTGGATGGGACGGCTCAGTCCTAGCCACCCACGCCGGTAGCTCAGACATCTACGCCATGCGCGGGCTGACCGTCGTCAGGGGCTCACTGGGCACCACAGCGGCTAACCACCTGACATCCGCACCTATCTATAGGTTCACCCCACCGGGGCCGGTGGTCTCGCTCACAGTCGCTGAGGCTGTGTCTTCCCTGCTCAACGAGTCGGCAGGGTTCGCCCGTACGGCTGGCTCGGGGGACAACGCCAGAGAGGCAGCCGGTAGGGCTCTCAAGGACGCCAGAGACCAGGCAGTCAGGTCCCATGGGCGTAGGGCAAGGATGCGTGCGGTATGACAAACGACGTACGGGCGTCCGGCCCCCTGTTCGACGGTAGGGCAGCAATAGCCGTCAAGGAATACACGCGTGAACTAGAGCATCAAGTCGCGCAACGTGGCGAGCAACTGATCAGGACCCAACTAGGTCATGTATTGCGTCATCCCACTGGACGCTACATGTCGAGTATCAGTGTTCAACACAAGTTCGGCGATAGCGTTGTGACCGACAGCGGTATCGTGTATGGACCATGGCTTGAGGGTACGGGCTCACGCAACCGGACAACGCGATTCAAGGGTTACGCCACGTTCCGGCGGATGCGTCACCAGCTTGACAGCGAGGCTGAGAGCATCGGCAATCGTCTCATGCATCATTACCTGAGGCGGATGCAATGAGCACTCAAGGACTTTTCAACGCGCTAGTCAGTCACGGTATGGCGTCCGGATTGTTCGAACGTGTCAGTAGTCACGAACCCAAGAACGCACCGGGTAACGGATATAGCATGTTCGTTTACCTAGACCGTATCGTCCCTGCCGCTAGCGCATCGGGGCTGAACTCGACTACGGGTCTCGTCATCTTCACTGTAGAGATCAGGGCATCGTTCACGTCCAAGCCTGAGGATGACATCGACCCGAATCTACTTGCCGCTGTGGATACCATGTTCACGGCGTACTCGGGTGACTTTGAAATGGGCGGGCTTATCCGTAACGTGGATTTGCTAGGCCAATTCGGCGTACCTCTCATGGCTGATTTCGGGTACAAAGAGCAAGATAAAATGATGTACCGTACCGCCGTACTCACGGTGCCGCTGGTAGTCAACGACCTTTGGAGTCAATCACCATGAGTAAATCTGGTGGAATGGGTGACAATTTCTACGTCGATGGATACGACTTGTCCGGCGACATCAACTCACTATCCCGCATCGGGGGTGGTCCCGCGATGTTCGACATGACCGGCATTGACAAGGCCGCATTCGAACGTCAAGGCGGGTTGCGTGACGGGTCCATTGAATGGGTCACGTACATGAACGATTCGGTTGGACAAGCGTTTGACAGGCTCAGCAATCTACCGACATCTGACGTAGTGGTTGCGTATTTCCGAGGTACCGCGCTCGGTAACCAGGCGGCAAGCTGTGTGGCAAAGCAGGTGAACTACGACCCTACTCGTGGCGCTGACGGTGATCTCAAGTTCGCCGTGCAAGCCACGTCCAACGGGTATGGTGTCGAGTGGGGAACTCAGGTCACCGCCGGTAAGAGATCAGACACCACAGCGACTAGCCCAGCGACAGGCGTTGACTTCCTCGCAGCGTCATCGTTTGGGTGGCAGGCATACCTACAGGTGTTCAGCTTCACCGGCACGTCATGCACCGTGACGCTTCAAGACAGCGCGAACAACAGCGCGTTTGCGGGCTTCACCGGTTCGGCATTCGTGGCGGCTACCGCTATCGGTACGCAGCGCATCGCCGGTACCCCGACGTCCACCGTTCGCCAGTACGTCAGGGCGATCACAACGGGCACGTTCTCAGAGTGTACGTTCGCCGTCATGTTCGTGAAGAACGAAAGCCTGGTGGCATTCTGATGATTGAATGCACGTATCAGGTACTCGCCGTCTATCTGGCGGATGTCGAGAAAGGCGAGAGCACGCTACCCGTGCTTGCGTGGGACGACGCCGGACAAGCCATGGCGCTGGGAGACAAGAACCTGATCCTGGCGTCTGCCGCTGTGGGCTTTACCGGACTTCGCATGAACGGTAGCCGCCCTACGCCCGACCCCCGAGTACAGCCACCCGTCATCATCCGGCCGCCTAATCGTGACACCAGGGACGTACCGTGAACCGCATCACTCCGAACATGCCCGCCGGTGCGTACATGTCGTACCGCATCATCTCACCATCACGGACGCATTTCGGACCGGCGACGTGTGAGGACGTGGATTGTCAAGCATACATAGAGGGATGGCGATCCATCTTTGACGAGAGCACAGAACTCGGGGCGCGACAGGCGTACTACGTCAGGCATGAATCAGGGCGTGGATTTCGAGAGACTCGTGATGAGACGGGACTGACGGTGTTCTCATTCAGTCCAGGTCAGCGATGCTTTCGAAAGCATGTCTACCGTAACGAACTCCCACCCATCTACCGTGTGCAAGGTGGCGATTTCCGGGGTAACCCGCGCGGCATCGTACCCGTCAACCACGTCCGGCCGGAAGACTGGATAGAGGATTTCGCAGAACATCAGGACAAAATCACGACGATCCTTGAAAGGGGATAGATCATGGCAAAGACTACCGGTATGGCGCAGACGGCTCTGTCTGTGGACGATAGTGCGGGTGCCGCTAAGGACATCCGCAATGACATCGCAAGCTTCACGTTCAGCACCCCGCGTGCCGTTCAGGACGTGACGGGACTGGACAAGAGCGCGCATGAGACGCTCTTGCTTCTGGCCGACTTCTCAATCACGATCAGTGGCGCGGCGTTCAACGACTCGGCCAACCAGGCGCACGCGGTATTCAAGACCGTTCCGTCAACGTCGGTAGCCCGTACCACGACCATCACGTTTACCGGCACGGTTGGTGCGAACACACTAGCGCCGGAAGTCCACTACACCGATTACTCAATCAACCGCGCGGCGGATGGCTCGCTCACCTGGACAGCACCCGGTGTCCTGGCGAATGGCACCGCCCCGACGTGGGCATAGTCAACCGATATCCGTAGGGGGAGTTCAATGGGTTTCAGGGCACCATCAACAATCTTCAAGCTCAATTTCAAGGGTGAGCTTGAAGGGCTGGAAGTCGCGACCAAGTCTGTCCCCACTGGGGATCTCATGGACCTCATGAGGATGGCCGTCTCACTAGGCTCACGTGGTTCGGACATCAAGCCGGAAGACATGGACGCGGTCAACAGCCTGTTCGCCGGTTTCGCGAAAGCTCTACTCTCGTGGAACTTGGAGGATGAGGAAGGCGAGCCCATTCCGGCGACCCTTGAGGGGATCGTCGGACAGGAATTCAACTTCGTTATCGCGATCATCATGACGTGGGTGGAAGCCGTAGCGGGGGTGAATATCGACCTGGAAAAAGACTCGCCCTCTGGAAAGACTTCCATGGAGGGCAACATTCCGATGGAACTCCTGTAGAAAAACCATTCGAGCTAGATGAGGCGGAAACCATCCTCGCTATCTGCGATCGTTTCAAGTGCCTACCTAGTCAGGCACGCAGAGAGGATGCCTCTGTTCTACGGCTCTTGAAGATTGAAGCGCTAGGCAAGCCGGTACAGCAAGAGGAAGGGGGTGACGAGTTCGATGCCTAACACAGTAGAGATTGACGTCAGGGCCAATGACGAGACAAAGGGATTTGCTGGCATCAAGGCGGGGCTTGAGAAGTCCCTAGGTGGGCTCAAGGGCCTTGCCGTAGCGGCCGGTGCTGACATCGCGTCGTCTCTCGCGGGTCCTCTTGTGGCCGGTGCTGGCGTAGCCGTAGCTGCCTTTGCCTCTGTAGGTGCCGCTGTGGGGGCGTTCGGTGCCGCTGTGGCTCCACAACTGGGCAAGGTCACAGAGGCTACTGACCTGTATGCCAAAGCTCAGAAGTCAGCAGCGGCCGGTAGTGCGTCAGCCGCTAAGGACATGGAGGCGTATAAGAAGTCACTCGCCCAACTCCCACCGGCTACCCGTGCAACAGCGGTCGCGTTTATCGGTCTCAAGAACGATTTCCAAAAGTGGTCTGACTCTCTGGCACCCAAGACCATGCCCATTTTCACCAAGGGTATTGGTGTCCTGCGTACGCTACTGCCGTCACTCACGCCGTTGGTCAACGTAGCCGCTGACTCACTGAACAAGTTCATGGGTGTCCTACAGAAGGATGCTTCTGGGGGTGGTGTCCAGAAGTTCATCGGTAAGCTTTCGGAATCGGCACGCGTTGTGCTACCGGCTATGCTCATGTCGTTGCGTAATCTCGCCATCGGATTCGGTGGGATCATCTCCGCATTCCTCCCGTTCTCAGGGTCACTCGGTAACGGCATGGAAAAGCTGACTAAGAAGTTCGCCGACTTTGGCCGTAGTCTGGGTACCAATTCCTCATTCGTTAAGTTCATGGATGACGTGCGCGCTAAGGGTCCTGGCTTGTTCTTGCTACTGGAGAATCTGGCTAAGTCCGTGCTTGCGATCGCCACAGCGCTAGCCCCCTTCTCAGGGTTGACACTGCTAGTGGCGGAAGCATTCGCCAAGCTGATTGCGGCCATCCCTCAGGACGTCATGAATTGGCTAGCCCCTGCTATCGCCGGTATCGTTCTGGGCATCAAGGCGTGGGCTGTTGTGCAAGGTATTCTCAACGTGGTCATGGCGGCTAACCCGATAGCTATCGTGGTGCTCGCAATAGCGGGGCTCGCAGCTGGACTCATCTACGCGTACAAGCACAGTGCGACATTCCGAGACGTGGTGAATAGTGCATGGAGTACAATCCGGACCAAGGTCAGTGACGCATGGGGTATCATTCAACCCATCTTTAAGAAGTTCGCAGGTTGGTTCAAAGACGCAAAGGTCCCCATCGGTGAGTTCGTAGACTTCATTAAGACTGACGTAGTCGGCATCATTCAGGATCTCGCCGGTGGTATCTCTGGTATCGGCGATAGCGTCAAGAATCTTCCAGATCAGTTCAACTCTCTCAAGAGTCTCGGGGGTGGACTCAAGGGCAAGGGTGCTGACGATAAGAAGGATGGCGCGCTTGATGCCGTAACCAACGCCATTGAGATGATAGTCAAGAAAATCAAGAGCATCATCAGTGGTCTAGGTAGGTGGATCGGTGACAACTGGTGGAAGCCATGGCGTAAGGTCACTGACTTCATGGCTGACTTCTGGGCTATCCTCGCGGGTATCTGTGTGGGTGGACTCAAGGTAGTCGTTCACGCTATTCTCTCGCCGTGGCCTGGACTACAGAAGCGATGGGATAAGGCCACTCGGGGACTTGCTACTTCAGTAGCTCACCGCGTACATGACATCGTTATGTGGTTTGGTACCCTACCTAGCCAGATCGCACGTGTCGCTAACCGTATGTGGAACTCAGTACCGCATAGCCTTAGCGGCATGATGTCCACCGTCAAGGGAATGCTACGCGGCTTTGGTTCATGGATTGCTGACAGACTAGCGAGCATCAAAAGCTCTATCGCCAGTTTCGCCATGGGTGCCATTCCAGGATTCGCGCATGGTGGCGTGGTCGGTGCCGCTGGTGGCGGGCCACGCTCGGGACTTATCATGGTGGGCGAACAGGGACGCGAACTGATCAGGGTTCCCTCAGGATCAACCGTCATCCCCAACGGACAAACAGAATCCATGATGAATAGTTCCGGTGGGGGTGTAGCGAAGGTTCAGCTTGAATGGGTGGGCGGCAACGCCAGTGATTCATTCATGACATGGCTACAGAATAACATTCGTGCCCGCGCTGGTAGCGGACCTGACAGTGTCCAACGGGCACTAGGTAAGAGGTAAACATGCATCGCTATAAGTCGTGGAATGGCCCGATGCCCACCACAGCGGCACAAGCATCCGTGACTACGGGTACGGCCATCAAGACCATGTTGCAGCTCAGCACCCCGAGCACGCGACAGTTGCAGGTCATCGCATGGGGGTTCTCGATTGACGACTACCCCGGTGCTGACTCGGTTGTGGAGCTACTCCAAACGGACGTAGCGGCCACCGTGACGGCTCACGTAGCCGCCGGTGTGCAGCCCCTTGACCCGAACGCCCCGGCTTCCCTGCTCACGCTGGGAGTCGCTAACACGGGGTACACCGGGACGGCGGAAGGCACCACGACGGCGGCCCGTGTGTTCGACGCTGTGTCTCTGGACACGACGGCGGGCAGCAATGCGCCTCTGTCGTATACCTACCAGTTCATGCCGGATGAACGCCCCATTCTCGCCATCTCCAAGTTCCTCAGGGTACGGGCAACCACGCCGACTACCGCCGTTGACATGCGGTGCTGGATTGTGTGGGACGAATAACCAATGAGTGTCGCATCTCGTATAGCAGAGTGGGATCAGAACCTAGGACGTAACCGCCGGTGGGGTGGTTCTGTCAGCATGGGATCAGGTCCCGGTTACTCCACGAGTGAGACACCCGTTGGCCCGATGGTTGAGATCTACGTTGATGAAACGTGGATGGACATTTCACCTGACGTTCGCTATGCGGACAAGATTAACATCTCGGGTGGCCGCCCCAATGAGGCAGCGACTACGCCCCCTAGTACGTGTCGCTTTGTGCTCAACAATCAGAACGGGCTTTACTCACCACGCAATGCGATGTCGCCTTTGTACCGGAAGATCGGACGCAATACGCAGGTACGCGTATCGGTCAACCAAGAGGGCACCGTGCGGTACCGGTTCTATGGTGAGATCGTGGCGTGGCCGTCTCAGTGGGACAACACAGGTAACGACGTATGGGTGACGATTGAGGCGGCCGGTATCCTGCGGCGCTTGTCGCAAGGGGATAGCCCGCTTCACTCGACTCTCTACCGGGGGCTGTTGCGGAACACGGTTAACCCTGTCATCGCCTATTGGCCTATGGAGGACGGTGCTGAATCCACGTCGCTTGCTAGCGCTGTGGCTAACGGGCTGAGTGCAACCATTGGCGGCACCCCTACCCTCTCCAGCTACACAGGCTTCCCATGTTCCGATGCTATTCCGGTGCTGGCTAACGGATCGGTTACCGGTGCGGTACCTGCGTACACCGTAACGGGTAGTACTCAGGTACGCTTTCTCGTGGCTATCCCTGCGGCTGGTGATACTAACGGTAAACGACTGTGCAGCATCACAACCACCGGCTCAGTTAGGACCTGGATTCTGGTCTACGGTTCGGGCTCGGGTGGCACTCTACAGTTGAACGCATATGATGAGGATGGTGTACTGCTAGATCAAACGGGTGTCTTTGGGTTCAACATGAACGGCTCAGCTAAACGAGTGTCCATGGAAATGACCCAAAACGGGGCAGATGTTGACGTGCTCATGCAGGGCTTTGAAGTGGACTACCCAACGGTGGGGGCTAGCACGCCTGACACGTTCGTTGGCATGACGGTAGGTCGTGTGACTCGGATATCGTTGTCCATTGGGCAGGGTCCTGGCGAGACAGCATTCGGGCACCTATCCCTACAGAAACAAATCAGCGGGCTTACTGATGAGGTATCCCAGATCAATGCATACAGCGGCGAGAACCCCACTAGCCGTCTTAGGCGGCTATGCATAGAGGAAGCCGTTCCGTTCAGGTCAATAGCTCATGCGTCATACAGCGACGTAGCGGGCTTCATGGGGCCACAGCGGTCTAACAACCTGGTGACGTTGCTTCAAGAATGTGTGGACACCGACCTAGGAATTCTGTACGAACCTCGCGATGAGTTCGGCTTGCAGTATCGCACACGGCTTTCTCTCTACAATCAAGCTGCTAAGCTTGCGCTGTCTTACACGAATAGTGATCTCTTTGCGCCACCTATCCCCGTGGATGACGATCAGCTTTCACAGAACGACATCACGGTCAAGCGCGACCAAGGATCGTCAGCGCGCTCTGTGCTGGAGACAGGAGCTCTGTCAGTACTACCACCACCGGCGGGTATAGGTCGGTATGACGTGTCCCCCACCGTCAGCCTGGAAGACGACACGCTACTAGCTGATCAAGCGGGATGGCGGCTGTTGCTCGGTACGGTGGATGAGCCGCGATACCCCACAATGACCGTGCATCTCAAGCGTGCAACCTTTACGGCAAACTATGACCTCACTGCCGCTGTGCTGACTCTGGGTATTGGTGACCGGATCACCATCTCGGATGCTCCCTCTCAGGTTCCCGCCGGTGATATCAGTCAGATAGCGCAAAGCTACACCGAAACCATTGACCAATTCGAGCACATCATCAGCTTTAACGGTGCGCCTGAAAGTCCGTACCACATTGCCGTAGTGGATGACGCCACGCTAGGCCGTGCGGATACTGACGGTAGCTCGCTGACTGCCGCAGTGGACTCGACAGCCGTCAGCCTTTCGGTCGCCACTACGGCGGGCCCGGTATGGGTGGATTCTGCGGCTTATGCTTCTGAGTTCCCGTTTGACGTCATGATAGGCGGGGAAGTCATGACCGTTACAGCCATCACGGGCACGGCCAGTCCTCAGACGTTCACGGTGACGCGCAGCGTCAACGGAGTTGTTAAGGCGCAGACTACGGGCACGGATATCCGGCTAGCTCAACCGATGATTATTTCTCTGTAAGGGGGAGACATGCCGTATCCGGTGTTCACCGCTGGTCAGAGAATCACCGCTGGTGGGTTGACCGCTGGTAAGCTGGAATTCGTTACGAACTCAGCGGGTGCTCAAACGAACGCCACTACCACGATGGCGAACATCACAGGGTTGAGTTTCGTAGTCGAGGACAACGCGCGATACCGGGTACGTGTTCTTGTCGCGTATGACGCACCTACCGCTACAGACATTAAGTTTGATTGGGCGGGAATTACCGGTGCGGTACTGGGGCGAAACGTCATGTCTCCTGCGACCGGTACAGCAACGAACATTGACACGAACGTTCAGATGATTAGGCGTGCGGCATCAACGGATGTCGTCGCTGGTGGGCCTAACGCGGTAGATAGCGCATTCAGTGTCTATGCAGAGACGATTGACTTTCTCACCCAAACGGGCGGCACGGTGAACTTCCGGTTTGCAGCTAACGCAGTGGGGACGGCAACCGTTCAGGCTGACAGCTTTATCTACTATCAGCGGATGGGATAAGAGACATGCCATACCCTACAGTTCTAGCGGGACAGCGAGTGACATCTACTATGCTCAATGCGGGCAAGATGGAATTCGTGACGAACTCCGCTGGTTCCCAGGACAACACGTCTACCGTGTTCATAAATGCTGTTGATCTCGTGTTTCCAGTCGAGGCTAGTTCTCGTTATTTCGTTCATGCTCTCATCTGCTATAACGCTCCGGAACCCGTCGCCAATGGTGACATCAATTTTGAGTGGACAGGCCCATCGGGGGCTACCATGGACAGGAACGTTATCTCTCCAGCTCTTGGTATGACTACGAACATTGACACGAATATCCAGATGATTCGTCGGGGCATCGGTACGGATGTTCGATCAGGTGGCACTACCGCACCGGGAACGGCAACGGCGTTCACCGTCCATGAGGAAGTATGCAATCTCGTGGTGAGCACTACAGCGGGTAATGTCCAGTTTCGTTTCGCGCTTGGCGCAGGTGTGGGAACGGCCACGCTTCAAGCTGACTCATTTATCTACTACCAGCGCATCGCATAGGAGAGCACACATGACGCTTCAATGGATTGATAACCCCATCACCGTGGTTCCGTACATCCAACTGGGATCAGTGGTGAAGGTACGCGGAAACAAGAACCTTGGCGGGGGTGAAAACCGTGTGGCCGCCACCACCATCACATGGTACGGAGACAGCAACACGCCCGCTGAATCAGTCCTGTTCGCGGATGTGGAAGCCATGTGGGACATGCTTGTGACAGCGGGCTATACCATCATGGATGCGTCAGTGACAAACCCTGGCGGTATCGAGCTGGACATGCCTATCGAAAAGGCATAGCACATGGCAGAGCCCCCTACCATCACGCATGGCAAGGGGCTCGCTTTGGGGCGTGGGTTACTGAGTGGCCTTGACGGTGTTCTGGTGGTTACGGTTCCACTCTTGCCGCCATGGCGAGAGGGTGAGTTCGGCCGTCTGTGTTTCCAGCGCCGTCACTCGCTCACTGACAGCCGCGATGTCTTCCAGGGTGGGACTCGGGGCGGCCCTACGTGCGGCCCTGATCTGGAGTCCGATAGTGACGGCGTACAGGACGATAAGCACGGACATGAGTACGTATACGAGTGTCATGACTATGACCCACTCACAACGGCCATGCCATCTGGGGTCATGAACCATTCCGCGTTCATGTCCTTGAGCTGTGAATTCAGCTCGCAGAACTCGTCACTGAGCATGAGTGCCTTTACCGCTACGTTGGTAGCTGACCACGTCCACCACGGGCCATACCACGGGATGCGCCGTAGTGTGATGTAGACAGGATCAGCATCGCTGAGCGCCGCTTGCATGGCTTGGATGATTTCGGTGTACTCTTTGAGCGCGTCTGATGCAATACGCGCTTGACGCCTAGCTGTGAAAATCATGATGTGTGTTCCCTTGCTCTTTTCTCGACTTCCGGAAGGGGTTCCATCCGGAAGGTGATGAGTTCCCCGTTGATGTCCCATGTGGATGAACAGTCATGACGGCGTGCCCACGTGCTGAGACCTACGGCGAATTGGCGGGGAGATTTCTGGTACTCATCCATGGTGTTGACTCGGTACGTCCTACCGTCCATGAATACCCGCCATGGAATCCGGCGGGGTAGCTCTCTGTCGTCAATGACTTCCATGCCCACACTGTACCTTTCGTTGACTCTGTTGACTAGTGCTGAACTCGCCGGTATCGGGCTCGGCCTACCTTCTCAGCCCTACCCAGCTTGATAAGTTGCTTGAGGTGTAGGTCTACGTTCGTCTGGTGTAGCCCCGTGAGTTGCTCGATTTCCGTACGGTGAGTCACTGACCCATCCTCATGTAGCGCCTCATACACCTTCTCAGTAGTCGAGGGTTCCACTAGCTGAGCGTCTATCACGTCCTGCTCATGGTCTTCGATAGCAGGTGCTGTACTCGACTCGATAGGCCATGTGATTTCACGTACGGCTGTCACGTGGGGTGTGGTCATGACCTCGTTCGCCAGGACTTCCCCACTCAGATAGGTTGCCTTAGCCTGTAGCGGGTCACGGTAACCGTGTTCCGTCTCGATAAGGAACCTGTTGTTATCTAGCCGCTTAGTGTTCCATCCATCCTTGGTCGCACCTTCACCAAAGATGACACGTGACGCTCCCTCATCCTTAGTGCGTAGCCCGATAGTCTGCCGCATCTGTACCTTGACGTCGGTCGGAAGGTTGTCATCTTTGGGGTGCTGAGTAGCGAGGATAAGCGTACCGCCGTACTTCCGCGCTAGGGCGGCAACGTTGTTCAGTTTCTTATGTAGCTTGGCGTGAGCGATGCCTTGTGCCTCATCCACGATGAATACAATCTGTGGTTCTAGCGCTGTGGGCTTCCAGTTCTGCCAACCCCGTTCCGTCATCAGGTCACCCCGCCGGTTGAACTCTTCTTTCAAGAGGTCAAGGGCAAGTCGAGTGTCATCGGTACTGGTCACCACAGCGGCAACCCTTCCAGCCCAGCGGGTGAACTCGGTTGCACCGGGGGTGAGGTCCACCAGAACAACGGCCACCCATGGGATGTGAGTGAGCATACGAATGATGACCTGCATAAGGTTCGACTTACCAGCACCCGACATGCCCGCGATAAGCAGGTGCTGCAAGACGTTGATAAGGACCTCTTGACCGGTCTCGAATAGCCCGATGGGAATCATGTGTGAGTCGCCATCGTGACTGAGCAGCGGGATAGGTTCGGCGAACGGATCAGCCGTCATGAACCTAAGGCGTGCGTCCCGCGCGAACTTACCGGGACCGGTGAGCCGTTCCACTCGGGATGCTCCATAGCGGATGTCGGGGAAGCATCGTTCTAGTTTCTCCAGTCGGCTACGGATCTCGGACACGCCTAGCTTGTGGGTGGTGTGAATGTCCATGGTGACGGACCACTGATCAAGTGCCACCCGACGTAGCTCTGTGCCGACCATGTCAGCGTTCCGCATGTGGACCAGCCACCCACGTACCAACTTGAGGGCGGTACGCCGCGCTTGGCGTCGGCGCGTGCCACTGAGCGCGGACCGGTCCACCGGCACCGCTCGTGGTCCCTTCCGGAAACGATGGACATACCACCATGCCGAAACGGCACATGCCAAGATCGCGTACGTTTGTGCCATGTTGGTACCTGGTACGCCGAACACGAGACCGTGTACCACGAGTGCCAGAATGTACCCGTACCAAGGTGCCAGACCGACCCAATGCCGGATGCCAAAGCGGTACGTACCAACGATGGCACGCACGATGGAACGGGCGGCAAGGTACCAGCCGAACCGATCAAGGTACCTGCTGACGGGCTGACGTGCCGCTGTGGCCTTCTCAGCCTCACGTTCCACCGGCCGCCGGACGTAGATCACATCGTGGCCCACCGGCGAGACTCTAAGCATCAAGTGCAGCCCGCGCGCCCGCGTATTCGAGGGGGGTGCCCACTTAAGTTTTCCGCTTACTTGGTCCCGCGCTCGCACTCGCAGGCCCGTACGGGCACGCTCAGGGCCGCCGGTGGACTTGAGCACGGGCACGGAACCGAGCACGGTCGGGATGTCGTTGCCTGTCCGGTGACCACACCACCGGCAGTGAACCATGTCCGAGTCGTTCCACTTCTGGCACGCGGCGCACTGTTCCACATTGGCATCCGGTGGCCTGGTCATCGCGTGCCACCTTTGGCATGTGCCAGAGTGGCACGATGACTTGTGGTCACTGGTACATGGAACCTGGCACAGAGGCAATCGCGTGGTACATCGAGCCCGGTACCGAAATGGCACGTTGGTACGTGGAACCTGGTACGCGCCCTACGGCCGAAGGACAGGAGGTGCCACCGGCGGCATGTGCCATTCTTGGCATGGGAAAGGGACGTACCACTTAGGGTGTGGTACGTCCCTTTGTCGTTTGTGTACGTCATGTCGTCAGTGTATGCGATGATGACTCTGTTTGTCACGCTATGTGACTACAGGTCAAGGGTGACGGTTGGTCATCCACCTGGAAGCTTGACCGGTGGTTGACTCCAGTTCTCGTCAAGAATCGTCTCGATATCCTCAAGCGCTGAGTGCTTGTCGGATTCGTATTTGTCAGCGTCATCTGCAAACGCACGTTCGATTCGTGCTCGAATGCGTGCCTCTTGGTCGGGGGTGATCATGAGTCACTGCCCAACTCATATAGGTCGTCGTCGCGCATGGTGGACATGCCCGCTGCCTGTAGCTCTTTGATGGACATCCGGCTACGTACCCGCTGTGCATCCTTCCTTTCTTGTGCGAGTTCATCGCGGTGCATCTGTGCTGTCATCAGAGTGCTAAAGCTACAGCTCTGCGTTTCTGCGTAGTCGGTCACGGTGTCGAGACCTAGTTCGTTCGCCACGTAAGGCATTCCCTTTTCGTCCCACGCTTCCACCGGGAGGTATTCCATCCGGTGAGTGAGTGAGCTGAGAAATGCCGCCATGGTGCCTGTCGTGCATGGGGTGAATGTCATGACTGTCAGTCAACCTTTCTTGTCTTCGCAGTTGTCCGTACTGCCTACATGTGTTAGACTACGTTAGTAGGCAGCACAAAGCAAGGGGTCGCCAAATGGTGACACGTAGTCAAGAAAAGAAAGGATGACAAATGGTCAATCCACGAATCGACTTCAAAGCCCGTAGGCAGGCTAAGGGCTGGTCTCACGTGCAGCTAGCGCAGCGCGTAGGGGTCACACCGGCGGCTGTTGGCCACTGGGAGATAGGGACGCGCGAACCTTCCGCGCGGAACGCTCTCAAGCTCTCTCAGGCGCTCGGGTGCAAGGTGGAAGACCTGTTCACGTACGATCCCGAACAGCCGGACGCATGAAAAGGCCGCCCGGTGCGGACAACACCGAACGGCCTTCACGCGATCTCTCGCACATTCACCCAAGCTCAAGCTACCACAGATGTAGTGGCTTGACTAGTGGTCAGGAGACCACCAATGCCTGAACTGAACGGCAAGATCCGGGTACTTCCACCGGCGCATGCTCAGCGGATTCAAGCCCAGCGAGAGCAGTACGACCGCGAGGAACGTATGCACCTCGCTATGGAGCTGGATAAGGTCAAAGACCAGATCATGACCGCCACTGACGTACGTGATCTGTACGCGCTCTGCTATATCGCTCGCAAAAACGGCGCATGGAACGATGAACTCAAGACTCTTGGGTCCAAGAAAAAAGAGTTCCTTGAGAAGTACGCGCCCGGTGCTGGTTTCAAGTCACGCAATCCCGAGCCTGAGACTCTGGCACTAACCGATGGTGAAGACACATGGGAAGACGTAGATCCTACCGACGTCCTTAACGGGATGTTCGAACCGACTAAGCCGGATCTCATGATGCGCACTGACGATATCGGTCTCATCTACTCTGGCAAGCTTCACAGCTTCCATGGTGAGTCTGAATCAGGCAAGTCTCTCGTGCTCCTATGGGAAGCCGCAAGGCTCATGAACAACGGTGAGGACGTTCTGTGGCTGGATTTCGATTCCGACCTACAGGAAAACGTCGGTCGTCTCGTGGCGTTCGGGGTAGAGAAGGACGTCATCCGGGAACACTTCAAGTACAAGCGTCCTGAGGCGGGCATCATCGGGTCAGCAGGGTATGAGGCCATGTTCTCACGTACGTACGCACTCGCGGTTCTCGATGGTGTCACTGACGCCATGATGCTGCTCAGCGAGGATGGCACGATCAAGGGTGACCCAAACGACGCGTTCACTAAGTTCTCTCGCAAACTTCCCCGTAGGCTCGCGGACGAAACCGGCGCGGCAGTTGTCATGGTCGACCACGTGACAAAAGACGCACAGACAAGAGGCCGATTCGCCATCGGTGCGCAAGCCAAGATGAGTCAGCTTACAGGTGCGGCTTACAGCGTGGCAGTCAGCAAGGTATTCGGGCGCGGTATGAAAGGTGAGATCACACTGTACGTAGGCAAGGACCGTCCGGGCGGTGTGCGTATTCATGGTAGCTCTACCGTCAAGAATCAGCAGCAAGAGATCGCACGTATCACGGTGGATGACACCGGGGATCAAACGGTTCTCACGATCAACCCGTACAAGAACTCATCTGACAGCGTGGATGATCTGTCATGCATTGACGACACGGTTGAGCGCAACGTAGCCACTGCGGTATCAACCCAACCCCATGGTCTGGGCTTCAATCAGATCATGGAAGTCATGAAGAAAGCCGGGCATGGCGCGGCTCAAGGCACGGTGCGGGAAGCTATCAGCAATCTCATAGACGGCGGCTACGTCCATGAGGGGCAGAAGCTAGGACGCGGGCTGATCCCCTTCACCCTGATCAAGGCTTACGCGGGCATCGAGCCCCCGACTGTATCTGACCGTATCTGACCGTATCTCAGATACACATCCTGACTGTATCTGGCGTATCTCATCCTTAAGAGATACGCCAGTCAGATACGGTCGAAAGACAGTGACAAACAACAAGATCCAAATACAGTCAAGACTGATCTTGGTTTGTTCTGCCGCTGTGGCCGTACAGTAGAGATCAGACCCGCCGGTTACTCCCCCGAGTCCGGCGGGTCCACCTACATCTAAGGGGAGGGATGTATGGATGAGATGACGGAACCAGTTGACGGCATGACGGAGTTGACCACAGAGGTTAGCCGCACTGGTGGTGGAAGGTACGAACGGTCTATCGAGACGGCGCAACGTGATGCGGAAGCGGCACGGCTCAAGTCGCGCAACATGACGTATCAGCAAGTGGGCGATGCACTCGGGGTGAGCAAACAGGCCGCCCATAAGATGGTTGAGCGCGCGATGCGCGACACGCTAGAGGAACCGTCAGACCTCTTGCGTCAGCTAGAGCTGATGAAACTAGACGCCGCAGAGTCTGCCGCTGTGGCCATCATGGAACGTCTGCATTATGCGCACTCAAACGGCCGTCTCGTTTACATGGGGGACAACCCGATTAGGGATGATGGTCCCGCACTGGTGGCTATCAACACGATCATCAGGTGCATGGAGCGACGCGCTAAGCTCTTGGGTCTCGACTCCCCTACCAAGCTCGCTGTCACTGGCGCTATGCGGTACGAACTCGTGGGCATCGAGATGGACGACGTGTGACAACTCCAGTCATCCACAGATACCGGCCGCGTGGTGCGTGTCGAGACGTGTTCACCTGTAAGCGTGATGAGATTCTACTGAGTGGTCCCGCCGGTACGGGCAAGAGCCGCGCTTGCCTTGAGAAGCTACACGTGATGGCTCTTAAGTACCCCGGTATGCGTGGCCTTATCGTACGCAAGACTCTCGCCTCTCTCGGATCAACCGCTCTCGTGACATGGCGTGAGAAGGTTGCCGCTGTGGCGATAGAGACTGGCGTCGTCATGTTCTACGGAGGGTCACCACAAGAGGCAGCACAGTACCGCTATGACAACGGATCAACGATTACGATCGGTGGCATGGACAAGGCCACTAAGATCATGTCATCAGAGTACGATGTGGTTTACGTTCAGGAAGCTACCGAACTGACACTCAGCGACTGGGATCACATTACTACTCGTCTACGTAACGGCAAGATTCCGTATCAGCAGATCATCGCGGACTGTAACCCTGATCGTCCAACCCACTGGCTTAACGAGCGATGCAACTCGGGGCGGACTCTCAAGCTGGAATCTCGGCATGAAGATAACCCGACACTCGTCAACGATGACGGCACATACACGATCAGTGGCCTTAGTTATCTGTCCAAGTTGGACGCGCTCACCGGTGTCCGGCGTCAGCGGTTGCGGTTCGGGCTCTGGGTTGCCGCAGAGGGAATCGTGTATGAGGACTACGATCCCGTTATCCATCTGATTGATCAACGCCCCATACCTGATGATTGGGCACGCTATTGGGTCATCGACTTTGGGTATACCAACCCGTTCGTACTCCAGTGGTGGGCGGAAGACCACGACGGACGGCTGTACATGTATCGCGAGATCTACATGACGGGCAAGCTAACTGAGGACCACGCCAAGACCGCGCTAGCTCAGGTGACCGATAGGCGTGGCAACTGGACTGAGCCTAAGCCGGTGGCGATCATCTGTGACCATGACGCGGAAGACCGCGCGACGTTCACGAAACATACTCAGCTACCGACTACAGCGGCTAAGAAAGGCAAGACCAAAGGTATCCAGGTCACACAAGCCCGCTTCAAGGTTCAGAAGGATGGCAAGCCACGTATCTATTTCATGCGCGATACCGTGGTGAAGAGAGACACATCTCTATCCGATGTGGGTAAGCCGACATCCACTGTTGAGGAACTCACCGGGTACGTGTGGCCCGATGGCAAGACCGGCGACAAAGCAGAGGAACCGGTCAAGGAAGACGATCACGGTATGGACGACATGCGGTATATGTGCGCACACCGGGACACCCGCGAGTACGCCGTTAGGTGGATCTGATGATGTACATTGAACTCAACACACATGAGGTAGGGCTATGACCGCGCTGGACGCATGGACCACGGGCCGTCAGACCCGTTCACAGCGGCGCGCACGTAGACCTGTACTTGTGGTCCTGTTGACGCTCGCAGGTCGGTACCTGCCGCAGTGGGCTACCGTGCGGCGCACTCTCACCTACGTCACGGCGTTCGTTCTGATTGATCTGTCTGCGTGGCAATTCGCCACATGGTCGGGGCTCTTGGTCACGGGGCTTTCGTTGCTCGCTCTCGACTTCCTGAGCGATGACGAATGAGGTCACTCCGATCAGTAGTCAATAAGTCGCCGGTGCCGTACGTCGCCACCCGGAACAGTCTGCTTTCCATGTTCCGCTCTGATGACAAGCTTGACCAGATGCGAGCCATGGGCTCAGTCGGTACTCTGTTTGCCATCGTGAATGTCACGAGCGAGGCCACGTCACAAGTTAACTGGCGGCTCTACCAAAAGCAGACGGATAATCGTCGCCGGTATGAGTACGACGGACAGGACGCGCGTAAAGAGGTCCTGAATCACCCCGCACTACTGGTGTGGAACAAGCCGAACCCGTTCATGACACGGCAAGAGTTTGTCGAGGCGACTGAGCAGCACCGGCTACTCACCGGTGAATCATGGTGGTTGCCCACACAAGGGGACATATTCAACTACCCTACCGAACTCTGGTATGCGAGACCTGATCGTATGGAGGTAAACCCTGATCCATTTGGGGACTTCCTTACCGGGTATTCATACCGATCACCTGACGGCACTAAGATTCCACTCACCCCTGATGAAGTGATCCTAAACCGTATCCCCAGTCCCATTGACCCGTACCGTGGGTGGGGACCGGTGCAATCCATCCTCGCTGATCTCGATGCCACGAGACTATCCGCTGAGTGGAACCGTAATTTCTTCCGCAACAGTGCGATGCCCGGTGGCATCATCAAGGTTGATGAAGGCTTGACGGATGGTCAGTACAACCGGCTACAGCAGCAATGGGGGGAGCAGCACCGGGGCGTGGGTAACGCGCATCGTGTCGGCATCCTTGAAGCCGGTATGGAGTGGGTTGATCGTTCGTTCAGTCAGCGAGACATGCAATTCGTTGAGTTGCGTAAGGTATCGAGTGAGGTTATCCGCGAGGCGTACCACTTCCCTAAGCCAATGCTTGGCGCTGTGGATGACGTCAACCGGGCCAACGCTGAGGCGGCGGAAGTCGTATTCGCTAGATGGCTGGTCAAGCCCGCGCTTGAGCGCATGAAGCAAGCGCTTAACGCTGAGTTCCTGCCCCTGTTCGGCTCACTGGGTAACGGTGTCGAGTTCGACTATGACAACCCGGTGCCAGATGACAGAGACGCGGACAACCGGGAGACGGAAGTCAAGGCCAACGCGTACGCGACCCTGGTGAACGCCGGTGCTGATCCTGAGCTGGTATCGGAATACCTGTGCATCCCGTATCTTGGAACCGTGCCCCCGATTCTTGCGCCGGTTCCGGCTGAACCCGCGCTACCGGCCGGTGCTATGCCCATAGGGCAGCGTCTCAATGGGCACAAGGTTAAGGAGTGGGTGTGAAGCTCAACCGCCCGTACAACTTCCAGCGTCCTATGGACGTAGCGCCCAAGACGTGGTTTAAGGTCACGAACCTGAGCAACGACACATCCGAGATCGCCATCTATGACGAGATCGGTATGTACGGGATTACTGCGGCTGATTTCGTAGATGAACTCAACGGGATCAAAGCGAAGAACATCACGCTACGGATCAACTCCCCCGGTGGCGATGTGTTCGATGGTCTCGCCATGTACTCCCGACTACGCTCACACTCGGCCACCATCAATACCCTAGTGGATGGGCTTGCCGCATCTGCGGCATCGTTCATCGCCATGGCCGGTGACACTGTGACCATGTCTGAGGGATCAGTCATGATGATCCATGAGGCATCGGGTGTGTGCATGGGTGCGGCATCGGACATGCGCTGTCTAGCTGATCTACTCGACAAGATGTCTGCCAACATCGCAGACATCTACGCGAGACGTTCAGGGCGCACCACTGACGAGCACCGTACCGCCATGAAAGCGGAATCGTGGTACACCGATCAAGAGGCAGTCAAAGCAGGACTCGCCGATTCGGTGGCTGGTTCAGAGCCCACGAACAAACTTCCCGACGTCGTTAAGATGACGGCACCGGGCGCACCATCTTGGGACGACATCTTCAAGGATGTTGACCTGAACGCAATAGCGGATGCTCTGAAGGGAGTGAAAACGGATGACTAAGGTTGTAAGCCCTACCACCCCGGATGAGCTTGGTGAAGCTCTGAGGGACAAGGACCGGATCAAGAACCTGTTTGAGGCGGGGGAATTCGGCGACTTCATCAACGGCTATATTGCCAACGTGGCAAAGAAGGACACCGACCTGACTGCCCAGATCAATGAGCAGGTCGCGGCGGGTCTCGCCGAATTCATGAAAGCCAACCCGTCCGCCGGTAAGACCAAGACCCTCAACCACGACCCGGCCGCCATCGCATCCGGCACGCCTTCCCGGCTGTACAACAACCCCCGTGCAACGGGTGCGCCTCTCGATGGCCTGTTCCCTGACTTCTACACCTACCTGCAAGCGGTGTGGCAGAAGGGCAACAAGTCGGCTGAGACCATGGAGAAAATCCAGAAGGTTCGCGACTACTCCGAGCGCGTACCGGCGGAAGGTGGGCTGTTGGTCCCGGAAGAGTTCCGGTCACAGCTCATGATGCTTGCACTGGAGACCGCTGTGGTAAGGCCGCGCGCTACGGTCATCCCCATGCAGTCCCCCCGGCTTCACGTCCCGATGGTTGACGAGACCAGCCATGCGTCATCCGTGTTCGGTGGCGTCATCGTCTACCGTACGGAGGAAGGTGCCGAACTGACGGAGTCCACTGCGGCATTCGCATCCGTCAAGCTGGACGTCACCAAGCAGACAGCTCTCTCGCACGTCCCGAACGAACTGATCCGGGACTGGGGTGCGTTCGGCGCGTTCATGGATTCGACCCTTCCGGCCGCCATCGCGTTCTTTGAGGACGTCGATTTCATCAAGGGTAACGGTGCCGGTGCGCCGCTCGGGGCGCTCAACTCGGGTAACACTGCGCTGATCTCAGTCGCCGCAGAGTCCGGCCAGACCGCAACCACGATCGTGTGGGAAAACGTTCTTCACATGTATCAGCGGATGCTGCCCAGTTCGCTCCCCCGAGCCGTCTGGGTTGCCGCACCAAACACGTTCTTCGAACTCGCCACCATGGCGCTCTCTGTGGGCACCGGCGGTTCGGCCGTGTGGATCACTGACGGAACTGGTCAGCCTGTTCTCACCCTGCTAGGCCGTCCGGTCATCCTCACTGAGAAGGCACCGGCCACGCTGGGCACCATCGGAGACCTCAACTTCGTTGACTTTGGTATGTACCTCATTGGGGACTACCAGACCATGAGCGTTGACAGTTCCGAGCACGTTAAGTTCACGTCAGACAAGACCACGTACCGCGTGATCGCTCGCAACGACGGCCGCCCTTGGCTGGCTAGCCCGCTCACGCCGCAGTACGGCGGGGAGACCCTTTCCCCGTTCATTCAGCTTGCCACCCGGTAACTGAACCCCTAGGCCGTACCCGATAACCGTCGGGAGTAGGCCGAACCTGATAGGCCGTAAA